TAAATTTCAGCTAGAAAACCAACAACAACAAACATTCACAAATTCAGCACAAACTGTACAAAATGTGCAACAAGAAGTGTATGATAAACCTAAGCCTGATTCTAAAGCAGTTGAATGGCAAAAAAATAATGACTGGTTTCAAAAAGACAGAGTCAAAACATACACTGCTATGGGTATTCATGAGGACTTAATAAACGAAGGTTTTGACGGTCATGATGATGATTACTACCAAGAATTAGACAAAAGACTTTTAAAGGTTTATCCTGATATAAGGAATAAACCTGAAGGCGTATCAAAAGATACCAACTCAACTGTGCAAAGAGTTGCTTCTGCTTCCTCTGGAAGTCGCCAAGGAACACAAGGGAAGAAAAGCGGTATTAAAATTAATTCTAACCACGCTTCCGTAAAGAGTAACTTAAAACCTTACGGAATGTCACAAGAAGAGTGGCTTAAAAGAGTCGGTAAAGAAATAGTTAAACTTGAAGGAGCTAAATAATGGACATAGATGCAATTGAAAATACAACACGCCAATCTCGTGATGAAGAGCAACACGATAAAAACGCTAGAAGAAAACCATGGCAACCAGCAAGGATGCTTGAAACTCCGCCTGCTCCAGAGGGATATCAATACCGATGGATTAGGTCAGAGTATGTAGGTGTAGAAGATAGAAACAATGTTTCTGCTAGAATGAGAGAAGGATGGGAGTTTGTCAGACAAGACGAAATACCTGATTTCCCTTTACCTACAATCGAGCATGGAAGACATGCAGGTGTCATTTCAGTAGGTGGTTTGATATTAGCAAAAATACCACAAGAAACTGTTGCTGAAAGAAACGAGCATTACAAACAAAAAAATGTTCAACAGAACGAAGCACTAGACAATACTATGTTTAATGAAGTTCAAGGCAACAATAGATATGTTAAGTATGATTCTAATAGAAAATCGAATGTATCATTTGGAAAAAAAAGGTAGGATAAATTATGGCGAATAAAGACGCTTCATTTGGTCTAAAGCCTGTAAGAATGATGGGTGGCTCACCCTATTCAGGCGGACAAAGCCGTTATAGAATAGCCGCAAACTACGGAACAAGTATTTTTCAAGGCGACCTAGTAATGCAAGTTACTGGTGGTACTGTTGAAATTCACGCAGATGGCGGTACGGTTCCTATAGTTGGCGTATTCAATGGCTGTATGTACACAGACCCAACAACATCAGAGCAAGTATTTAGTAATTATTACCCTGCAAGCACTAATGCTTCAGACATAATTGCTTTTATACATGATGACCCTAATACGGTCTTCGAGATTCAAGCAGACGACACTTTCCCAGTGGCTGATTTGTTTGGTAATTTTGATATTGTCTACACAAACTCAGGTAGCACCTATACAGGTATTTCAGGAGCAGAATTAGACGTAACAACAGGTGCAACTTCAACAAATTTGCCTCTGAAAGCTATTGACATTAGTCAAGACCCTGATAACTCAGACGTTGCTTCAGCAAATACTAATGTTTTAGTTGTTATTCAAAATCACATAAGCGGCGTAAAAGGTGCCGGCTTAGCATAAGGAGTAATTAGATGGCGATAAGTAGAGCGCAATTAGCGAAAGAACTCGAACCGGGTCTAAATGCACTTTTTGGACTTGAATATGACGAAAACAATGAAGAATACAAAGAACTTTATTCTATAGAAGACTCAGATAGAGCTTTTGAAGAAGAAGTCCTTGTAGTTGGATTTGGTGCAGCTCCTGTCAAGGAAGAAGGTGCAGGTGTTAGCTTTGATAACGCTTCAGAAGGATATACAGCAAGATATACACACGAAACTGTGGCACTTGCTTTCTCATTAACTGAAGAAGCTATTGAAGATAATCTCTATGACCAACTCGGTAGAAGATACACAAAAGCATTGGCACGTTCAATGCAACACACCAAAGAAGTAAAAGGTGCTAACGTATTAAACAATGCGTTTGACGCAAACTTTGCTATTGGTGACGGACAGCAATTAATTTCCACAGCACACCCATTAGCAGGTGGTGGAACAGCTAGAAATAGAGCTACAACAATGGCTGACCTAAATGAAACTTCATTAGAAGACAACATTATTGATATATCAACATTTGTTGACGACAGAAACCTAACTATTGCAGTTAGACCTGACAAATTAATAATTCCACCACAATTATCATTTATTGCGGATAGATTATTAAATACACCGGGTAGAGTTGGAACAGCAGACAATGATATCAACTCAATAAGAAATCAGTCTTCTATACCAAATGGCTATAGTGTAAACCACTATCTGAATGACCCTGATGCATATTTCATTATGACATCGGTTAATGCAGATGGAGAAGGTCTAAAAATGTTCAACAGAACAGGAATGGAAACTTCTATGGAACCTGAATTTTCAACAGGTAACATCAGGTATAGAGCTAGAGAAAGATACTCATTTGGTGTATCTAACTGGCGTGGAGTTTTTGGCTCACAAGGAGCTTAAGGTTCTTCAAACCAATAAAGGGAGCATTAGCTCCCTTTTTTTATTATATAAACTGATATACAATCAAAAGACTAGGATTAATTAACTTGTTTTACCAACTGACCTAGCAGACAAGCCAAGATGGTAAGACTTATTTCCTTAGGAGGAAATTATGGCAAAATCGACATTTTCAGGTCCAGTCAAGTCATTGGCAGGATTTATTACAGCAGGTGTCAATAGTAGTGTCAGCTTAACAGCAGATACAACATTAACTGTTGATGCACATGCAGGAAAAATTTTATTATGCAACGATGCAGACGGTAAATTTACTTTACCTTCAATTGTTACAACAACACCAAGCGACCCAACAGACCCTAATCAGGCTAATAACATTGGTGCTTCTTTCTATTTCTATATAGAAACAGCAGCAACAGACTTAGACATCTTAACTGATGGAACTGACAAATTTAAAGGTGCAGTAATTGTCGCTGTAGATGATGGTTCAAAGAAAGCTTTTGTTCCGGGTGCTTCTAACGATGTTATGACACTAAATGGTTCTACAAAAGGTGGTATCGTTGGTAGTGTTGTTCAAGTAACAGCTATTGATGCAGCTACTTATCTTGTTCACGATTCATTATTAATTGGTTCAGGAACAATAGTAACACCATTTGCTGACGCATAAGGAGTAAATCATGGCAGACGCAGTAACCTCACAAACAATTCAGGACGGCAATAATACAGCTGTTTTGAAGTTTACAAACGTATCAGACGGCACAGGTGAAAGTGCTGTCAAAAAGGTTGATGTATCGGCTTTGGAACCAAATAGTAAAGGTGACGCATGCACCTCTGTCTCAGTGGCTCGTATTTATTGGGCTACTAGAGGCATGGGTGTAAACATTGAATTTGATGCGTCAACTAATGTTTTATTAACTGGTTTACCTGCAGACAGTACAGGTGACGAATACTATGACTTGTTCACAGGCATACCTAATAATGCAGGTAGTGGTGTGACAGGTGATATTGATTTCACAACTGTAGGACACTCAAGCGGTGATACTTATTCAATCATATTGGTTTTGAATAAGAATTATTGATGAATGGCAGCTAAAAAAACTAGGAAAAAAGCCAAACCTATAAAAAGAACGACTGGCAAGGGCGGTAATTATCGCCCTACCAAGTCTGGTGCTGGTATGACTCGTAAGGGTGTTAAGGCATATAGAAAGGCTAATCCCGGGTCAAAACTCAAAACAGCCGTTACAGGCAAAGTTAAAAAAGGTAGCAAGGCCGCAAAAAGGCGTAAGTCTTATTGTGCAAGGTCACTTGGACAACTAAAACGTAGCTCTGCTAAAACAAGAAATAACCCTAATTCAAGAATTAGGCAAGCAAGAAGAAGGTGGAAGTGTTAAATGCCATTAGCTAAAGGTAAAAGTAAAAAAGCTATAAGCAAAAACATCGGCATACTCAGAAAAGAAGGTAAGCCAAGAAACCAAGCTATTGCTATAGCTTTAAGCAAAGCAAAAAAAAGAAGAAGAAAAAAAACGAGGTAATTATGGCTAAATCAAAAACACCAGATAATGTAGCAAATCCGTCTTTATATGCGAAAGCCAAAGCCAAAGCAAAGGCAAAGTTTGACGTATATCCCTCAGCCTATGCAAATGCATATATGGTTAGTGAATACAAAAAAATGGGTGGTAAATATAAAGGTGCAAAAAAAGCTGCCACAGGCGGTATTATTCACAAGCGTGATGGCGGTTTTATAGCAAGAGGATGCGGTGCTGTAATGGAGCCTAGAAGAAAAGTAACCAAAATGCGTGGCAGATAATGGGTTTAGGCAAGTGGTTTTCTGAAGAATGGGTTGATATAGGCTCGCCTAAAAAGGGTGGAGGCTTTGAAAAGTGCGGTAGAAAAAAAGCCAAGGGTTCTAAAAGAAAATATCCTAAATGCGTACCAAAAGCCACTGCAAACCGCATGTCTAAAGGTGAGAAGCGTTCAGCTGTAACAAGAAAGAGA